TACGGTTTTCCCTGTGTGCGTTTCGGTTATTCTTTTTCTATGTGCAGGGTCTTTCCATAGGGCAACCGATGCGTCTCTCAATTTTTTGATATATTCTGGGTTTTGATTTCTTTTTTTAGCAGATTTGCTTAATTTAGTTCTTACTTCATCGTCTAAATTAAACATTATATTATTTCTCTGGTTATAAATATCCTCTGACGTAATATCTAACTTATCTAATAGAGAACTTTCGTATTCCTGGCATTCTTTCATAGTACCTTTATATAATATTTCTCTCTGCCAAATATATTCGGGGTTATTAAAATCTTCCCAAAATTTGTTCGACGCAGAGGAACATACATATCCATCGGTCTCTGTCCCTTTGTGAAATCCTACGTAAATCTTGTTTAATGTTTTATTTGTCCATTTATAAACGAATGAGTCCATATCTTTTCTCCTGCATAGATATTTATCATTCTGTGCCATTAACCTAACATTTATGCCATTAACCTAACATTTAGGAATGTACTTTTACTCCATAATGTTTTTCAAATGCTTCAGCATCTGCACGGGTGTTTACTAATGGCTCGCCTTTGATGTTTAAGCTAGTGTTAAGTAACATAGGACAGCCTGTTACCACATACCACTTTTCTAGTAGTTCGCGGATTCCCGAACCATCTTTTGGTACTGTCTGTATACGACTAGTCCCATCATAATGAACGATAGCAGGAAATAAGTCAGGATACCGACAAGTACCGATGACTTGCATATACCTAGTATTAACGAAGCTACGAGGCATATTAAAATAATCATTAACATGCTCCTCCAAAATAATTGGGGCGAAAGGTCTAAATTCTTGTCGTTTTTTAATTGCATTTACTCGATCCTTTATATCGGGTCCTCTTGGGTCGGCAAGGAGACTTCGGTTGCCGAGAGCTCTGGGTCCAAATTCTGCTCTTCCGGAAGCAACTCCAGTGATTTTATCGCTGAGTAAACTATCAAGGACGGCATTGACAGGGTACGGTCCGCTAATGTCTGTACCAAGAAATGCGTCTTTAAACTCAACTCGTCCGCCGTAAGCAAGCGCGGCTGCACCAAGGCTACTACCAGCATCGCCAGGATTAGGCATGATCCAAATTTTTTCAAAATACTCACCGAGGTTTCTATTAGCTAAACAGTTAAGGGCAACACCGCCCATGTAACACAAGTTCGTGCTCCAGTTAAAATCCTTTGCACGACGCATTACATTATATATCAAATTCTCACATAAATCCTGTGCAGAACTGGCAACGTCTTTGTCGTCAAAATGTCTGCCCCACTCGTAATTGGATCCGGTATGTAAGTTTTCTCTGAATATCACTTCATTCTCATCGGCCACTAACCGCATCTTCATCCAGGCGCTTGCTACCCGACTACCATATGCGCTCATGCCCATTAAGATATATTCATCTTCGTTGGGCTTTAGTCCTGCTTCTTGTGTCATTGCTGTATAGAACAAGCCGATGCTATGTGGATACTTTTGTTTCCATAATACTTTATATGTTGCACGACCATCAACATACTCTGCACCAATGATGCTAATAGTATCCCATTCCCCTATAGCATCAATAACAACCACTGTAGCACGATCAAATGGGCTTGTTTGGAATCCTGCGGCCGCGTGACTTAAATGATGATTGCAAGTAATAACAGGAACCTTGTGTGTTAGCATTGAGTGTAGTTGATCCTGCACAATCCGACGAGCACTTAGTTTATTCCATTCAAAGCCTTGCCCGCTGTATAATTGTCGTAGTTGTTTCTTCCAGGGAGTTTCGTAGTAGGCAATCGATTCAATATCGTTATAACTACAGTAGCCGCGGATATCTACAATAAGTCCTGTGTCAATGTTGGGATCGTTCTTGATTCTGCTGTAGCGTTCTGAATGCCCAGCAAATAAGATTTCACCTTGATTGTTTAATACTGTAGCGGCAGCATCATGGAAGCCAGCCGAGATTCCTAATATGTTCATTGATTTTTTCTGCTATTCGTTGATGTCCTAATTCTAGAGGATGACCGCCTGGACCTTTGGGACAATCGCCCTGAAACTCTAACATGCCATTAATTGGCCAACCTACATAATTTTCAACTTTATATTTGTCCCACAAGAACAAAAAATCATCTTTGTATAATTCAAAGTGACCTTGCAATCCTGCAACATTTACAAATAAATACGGTTGATTGATACTAATTAGATATTGTTGTAATACTAATACCTGCGTAAACCATGTGCGAAAACTAAACTTTTCATCATAGCTGTACTTGTAATATGCTGGTACCCACGGTATACCGCGACGGCCATTGTGATTAATACAAATAGGCATACCGTTAGTCCACGTTTCAATTCTGCTAGTATCGCTCCACCCAATGATAACTAAATCAAACTTTTGTTTAGCAGTTTCTTCGATTACTGTGCGAACTATATATTGATTACTACCAGCACCTTTACCTAAGTTTAATACTTCATTGCTTAATAATCGAGACAATACATACGGCCATGCATCCAAAGTTCTGTTAGTCAGTTCTTCACCATATGTAAAACTATCGCCTACTGTTAAGATCATTTGTAGATAAAAGGATCTCTTTTACGCAACTCTTTTAATTTCTTGCGATAGCTTATTTCTAACTTAATTCTGTTGTATATGCTTTTTAACCAATTCATTGAATTTCTCCTGCATCAATTTGGATGCGTCTATATGTGCTTGTTCTAAGGGGTGATCTTGCGGACCTACATCGTATTTATTCTCTACTGCCCACTGGTAAAAACCTCTTGGATCCATAGTTTCGTGCGGCATAATACCAGCCGGAAACATAAACCAATGTTCAAAATCTGAATTAGTTACTTTGTCTAATAGTGTTGGGTACGCACAGTTATCTGCACAAGTAAACATAAACGGTATGCCATGCTTCTGCAGATAAAACTGTAACCCAAAGATTTCGTCTATGGCATCAATCTTGTTATCACGACTAGGCCAAGTCCAGCATACAATAACAAATAACTCTCCTAGTAACAAAGGGTAATGTTCTCTCACGTTATCACAATAACCCTTAACCGATTCAACAATACCCTTATTACTCATCCCGGGATATGCAACACATACGTATTCGTTATCTTCAGCTAACAAGGCAGTAAAGGTATTGCGACTGTAGCTTGTTTGTCTGCCGTCGGGTGAATCTGTTAATTCACTACCGAATATAAAGCTATCCCCGGCGCCTACTATAATCATCTGTTTTTGTAAATTATTTTAACTTGTTGATCTGTGTAATTTTTGTCTGACCAGTTATAGTTATACGTTGCTTTACTATCGCTAGTTTCAATGCTGTACACGTTTAAGTGATTGCCCAGCAATGCCCATATATCTCGGTAGTCGGCAGAATTAAAGCTACGTGCTAAGTCTACTTGCCCAACCTGCGGATGACCAATTGTTAATGTTTTATCATCGGGATCAAATTTATTTGCAATTAACCATTCTTTAAATTCTGTTAGTTTTGTTTGTTGCCAATGGTATTCACCGGGATTGTTTGCCCATTCTATATCAAAGTCTCCAGCAGCTTCTGTCTGCCCACGTAAGGTAGTGGTTGTAAGTTCACCTATGCGACTATCTCTACCTTCGTCTTGGAATACTTCATAATGATGTTTTCCTACCGCTTTGTTTACCCCAACAAACACACCGCCTAATGGTCTATTGATTGTATCTATACCAAATAGTTCGTAATCTTCTTCGTCGAGCACAAAACGTGGTGCGTGTAACCAACACATTAGTTGACTAGGCCTGCGCCATTCGGGTGCGTGTACTGCCTTACGCATACTAAGCACAAGACTTTCGTATTCGTGGCATAATAAGTTTAGTTGACGTATATGCCAACGTATAGTGTTATCTGCTTTATCGTAAAAAGGAGACATACTTCCACTAACACCTTGTAGATCTTCAAAATATCTATGTAACCGGTTTAACTTGTCATGTACTAGTGTTCCGCCCAAGGATTCCTCAGTGATCTCCCCAGGAACAATAGTATTGTCCACACTAAAGTAATCATCGATTTGATAGCCAAGCCCAGCTAGATTAATAGCAGATATACTATGGTTTACTTGATTCATTATATACCCTGCGTTGCGAGTACTTTCAGTAAATCCTAAAAAGCAATAATTCTTTTCTAGATGATAGTTATTTTTAATTAGTTCGTTTAGTGCAGTAAGCCATTTACGACTTAGACTGTTGTTGTGGACGTTGATATATACAGGTAGTAAATCGCCTGAGCGATCATCCTTTAATATCATTGTTATTTGATCAATTAATTGAGTCATACCATTCAAGTGCTTCGGGTCTTTCAGACATTATATCTCTAAAAGTATACACATCTTTTCGAATTTTTTCAAGTTCTAATACACGGGCTTTGCCCTTTTTGAGTCCTGCTTGGTATTCGTTGGGCCAGTGTTCGGCAAAAGTGGGTCTTGTTTTAAGTTGAACAAGTATGTCGTGTAGAGCACCTTTATCAATGGTGTGCAAGATTTCGTCTACCCAAGGATGTAATACGTCCCTAGGTAGTGCCAGCGGTGACATAATGATGTCCGGACTAAACGAGAACACCACTTTTGCTAAAACATCTACTCCGAGTTCTTGCGCGAGTTCTTGTATCTTTTGTACTTCAAAGAGTCCTGGTGTAGTAAGAGTGAAGTCCAAACGGACCTGGCGGCGGTGAGTGCTGTATGCAAGTCCTTCGCGGATGTTCTCAAGCCATGAAGTAAAATCAAGACCTGATCTAATATACTCTCCAATTCTGCCTGTACCATCGATGCTTGCACAGATTTGCCAGTCACGTAGCCCAGATAAAATATCCCTATACAGATTGATACCGCGATAATTGATGCGACTAAGATTTGTGTTATATCTAGCATAAACATTTTTTCCATCTCCAAGTTCTATAATCCGTTTCATGTAGCGCCAGTGTTGCTCGTACATTAGCGGCTCACCTCCCACCCAATACACCTCTTCCACTCGGTGTTCCTCAACAGCAGTAGCAAACTCTTGCTCTACCTGGGTGTCTTGAAACTTTTCAATTTCTACCTTGACTTCAGGACGCATCCAATTATTTTTTGGATTTGTTAAGTCGATCATCCCGTGTTGCTTCTGCTCACTCTCCCAAGCACTTGACAACATGTCACCGCACATGCGGCATTTAAAATTACAAAGATTGCTAAATCTGTAATCCCACGATACTGGTTTCATTGTCGTGTAGCCTGTCACATCAGTATGTTCCATAGCTTGTAAGTACTTATGACCAAACAGTTGGTTAAAATAACTACGGTAAACGTCTGTGTTTAATAGCTTGTCATTACATACTTCGCACTCGGGTAAGGTTTCCCCGGCCATCATACGCTGACGTACCGATTTCATGTGGTCGCTGTTCCAATGTTCATCCAGAGTAATTGGTATATATCGGCCAGTGCCTGCCTTTGTATCTATGTACTGTTCAAAGTTTTGTGCTGGTTCGCGACTTGCACAACACATACGACGTTCAGTCTGAGGACTTAGGTAAGTGTGTACCCACGGTGCCATGCATAGTGTTTCTGGTTTATTCATTAATGCGTTCTATTAGATTAGTATAGTATTCGGCTATCATAGTATGAGTTGCCAATTCTGTAATGTGGTAAAAAGGCCTAAATGTCTTTGTAACTGGATAGTCCCACAAGTTAATGTCGGCTATAAAATTTTGATACTGTTCAAAGTATTGAGCGCCAGCATTAGCAAATGATTTATGCTCAAATCCACCTTGATCAAATTTAAATGGAATATTGCTGTTGATTAATTTTTGTAAAGTATTTTCAATAATACACTTACTTTGGTATATAGATACTTCCAAGTCAAAAAACTCTGACACATAGTTGCGTAATAATTTCCGTTGTGGCATACTAAACTGTGTAGTATCATCTATAGAATGAATAGAGTATGATACTATTGTATTATTAAATCGTACCTCTTGTCTAGTACAACTTGTACCTAAACAGATAATGTAATCCGGGTCGTTTGCAATCGCTTGATCGACCTGCATAGAAATTAATAAGTTACTCGAACACACCCTGGCCAAATTAGTAATGTTAAACTGGTTAGATAACATGTCAACCCAGCAAGGACCGTATTCTGGATCGCTTACTGCAAAACTATCACCACATATATAGACAGACTTAGACATGTAGATACTGCTCAATTGAATTAAAGATTTGATCTTTGGTGTACAAATACGGAGTCAATAGCGTAATGTTTTCTACCCGACTGTATGTTAAATTTAAGCTGGGGAAAAATTTATCAACAATTTCTCTATTGGCAATTGGTTCCGATACTAAATTTTGTTCTCGTGTGCCGGAGTTGATCATGTTACTAATATCAAATTCTATGTTGGTTAAATCGTACCATTGTAGCGTATAATCTAGATTTATTTTATCGGTGTACACGTTATGCTTGAGATCATACAACGGGTTCTTTTTAAGGTCCTTGTGTATCAATGAACTTAATCTTGGTATATACGAATTAAAATTGGATTTAACAAATTCCTCTAACCATAGTCTATTTTTACCGTAAGGTAAATTGGGACGCAAGATACTATCTACTGTACCGATCAATATTACTGTGTCAATTTCTGTAGCTTTTAGTGCAGTAGCGAGATTCTGAATATTAACAAGATCAGCATTGGCATCAGCATTGGCCACTAGCCTGTTGCCTGTTGGGGCTGCTATATACACTTTATCAAATTTATAATCGTAAATCTGATTAATATTACTTGAATTAAACTCATGTGTATACGGAATTGTCTCTTTGAGATATCCGCCAATTAATCCATGTGTGCCAATGATTGCATTCATTGGGTATTTATAAACTCCAAAATAGGATCTAATATTTCTTTTTGTATTATGCCTGAGATAAATGTTTCACTATATAAATGATTAAAATTGTGCTCAATTATCTCTGCAGATAGACTATCCCCAAATAATGAAACGCTATTGCCCGAATCTGCGTATTCTCTATATAACTCTGCTACTACTTCTGTTACCGCAGTTATTCTTGATGTACTGTGATATGTTGAGCTGTAATAATACGATTTGTCGATAAATTTCTTTTCTATTGTAACATCACTCGGGATAGTGTCATACGATTCATTTATTTTGTGACTAAATGTTGCAAATCCTAATTTTTTAAATCTATCCAGTATTCCGGTGTGCCCTAGTATAATCATTGGATGTTTGTATGCAAAAGGTTTAATACTTTTTTCACTTATAAACTCGTCGTCTTCCATGGTTGTTTCTGCTACTAAACTAAATTGTGTAGTAGAATACCAAGATTGATTTACGTAGGTTTGCCATTCGCCACTGGCATTATTGTATGCAATATCGTCGGGAATAAACACATTGCGAGATGCATAGCTTATCAATGAAGATGCATGATACTGTTTTATATTATCATATAATTGTGTTCTATGATCTCTTTCGGCATTCATAAGACATAACATAAACTTGGTCGGCTTTGTTGGAATAGGTATTATAGTATTGTTATCTCTTAATAGACGTTGATTGGCAATTATCCAATTTGGGGATTTTAAATTTAACACATTGTTGGTGGTTACTGGCGTACCAGAATGATCCCACAGATAATCATGAACTAGTTTGTATCCGTCATCAACTAAATCTTGATACCAATTTGATTCTTTCCACCACGCCCATAATACATAATCAACTTTGTTGTAGGTAGCAGTTACGTCATATGGTTCTATATTAAAATAGTCAAGCAAGTACGGATGCCACTTTTTGTTACAAACAAGAGATTGTAATCCAGTTACTGGATGATACAGAATTGTTTTTTTATTCATATCCCATAGCTCGAGCTATTTCAGGATGTGTATCTGTAAAACATTGTTTGCGATGGGCATCTGTACGTTGCATTTTAAATAAGAACTCACTGCCGTCGCTACCTGTACCATTTTCAATAAACTTAATTACATTGTTTATTTCTTGTTGATACTTGGCAGACGACCAGAAGGTTGTTTTCAGTTTGTTTAATACCAACTCCTGCGCGGTAGGAGTCATTTTTTGTATGCTCATATGATCTGGGCTGTGCATCATATTGAAGTAAATACTACCAAACGGTTTGGTATCTGCCCAAGCAAGTAGTTCATCTAGGTAATAAACGTTCTGTATGTTAATAGTAAAGCATAACTGTGTAGTAATGTTTGGAGTATCTATACGGCGAGCTAGATGCACATCGTCAATAATTTTATTTGCTAGATCCCATTTAGCGCCATAACGTTCGTACTCGAATCTTTTGCCCACGTTGTCGATACTAAATGCAATATCTACTCGTCCAAATTGATTCCATATCTGTGTGTTATCACTTAGCTCTTGTGTAGCATTAGTGTTGTAATGAATATCAATATGTTTACTATGTCCCATGGCTGCTGCATATTTTAATAAATCAAAATGTTCTTGTATCATCCATGGCTCACCGCCGGTGAATTCAAAGTACTTGATGTTGGGCAACAGGTCTCGCATGTTATCCCAGAACGTTTCGGTCTTGCGCGGCCATGCTCCCGACTTTAACCAAGTATAAGCAATATGTTCTTTCTTATTGAAGTCCTTGGGCATATATGCAAGTTCTTCTGCGGCCCAGGTACTACTAGACCATGACCCACATATACGACATGCAAGATTACAAATATTACCTAGCTTTAAATCAACAAACCATAGTTGATCTGGGTCGTCGTTTTGCCAGTCAACTTGCTTGTATAGTTCTTTGAGTCTGACTTGACTGTGTATACGTTTACTATCACGGCCTGCATCTTCTTCTTCCCAACAACGACTACATGTTGCTGGTTTTTCACCTCGCCGGAATTGACGGCGAAGGTCTTGCATATACTCACTATGGTATGCAACTTCTAAGTTTGTTTCATTTAGGTCGTACTTCTTACCCGACTCGTCGGTAATTTCTTCATGCGCCATACAGCAAGGGCGAGTAGTACCCATTGGGCTCGCTTCAATACTAACCCACGGTAGCATACAGATTGTTTTTGGTAGTGTCATTCTTTAATTCCACATTGTTCGTTACAGGCAAATATTTTGCCTTCGGGCACACTCAGTTGCCATGTTGCTTCTATCTTATTAAACCATTTAATAGCATCTTCGATACTATATTCTAAAGCATTGTTGTTTGATATTAACGGTCTTAATTGTTCGTTACTAGATCGTCTATCACTATTAAGTGGATAGAACCCTAACCAACAACAAGGATATACTTCCCCGTTAGCACTTACATAAATCTCTCGATTGTTTTTTGAATAACAATTGATTGTTCTATTATTCTTTTCGTTGCGAACTGCACCGCCCGGGTCTACGAGATAAGTGTGACTGTCTTCCCATAGCTCGTTAAAATCTAGTTTACCCCGGTAGTTTCCAATGATATGGCTTAACCGGCGATCAGAAGTAAACACAGGAAATGCGTTTCTCCCATCATCAACTACCCAAAAATTGTTAAACCCTAATTGCTTACTTAATTCGCGACACTCCTCAACTTGATGCTGGTTATGGTCAAATACAATCATAGCCCACGTTGCACGTCCGCCTGCATCGATAAACTTAGTTGCATTGTCTATTATAAACTGCCAATCGGTGTTTTGTCTATATAAATGATGTGTGTCTGCTAACCCGTCAATTCTAAAATCAATCTTAACTTGATTTAGTTTCCCTAGCTTGGCCCATATATTAGGTTTAGCACTACCATTGGTACTAATTTCTATTTCAATATTGGGGTTAGCATCAATAAAATATTCAATAATAGCTAACCCATCGCTTGCAGTAACAAAGTCACCGTGATTGCCATTTATTAATAGTTTGTTTAGTTGACGAATAAAGTCTATAGAGAAAATCTTCTTTGCTTGTTCTAGCTTCATATCGCATAATGGATATGTTCCCTCAATAACATCAACTCCACGAAAATTACGAGGACAATCTGGACAGGCAGCATTGCATCGTGTACTTATTTCCAAATGAACTTGTTGTATATCTTTATACTCAATCATTTTAACTCTTTAAACTCTGGAAATAGATCCCAGAAGCTTTCGTTACGTAATTCATCTAGCACACGGGTTTCCTCAACAAAGCGCGGCCAATGTTCTGTAGCATGATTATCTTTCATTAGACTTAGCAAACTTTGATACCCAGTAGTTGCTCTACGTAATGTATCCTGTGGATCTAACCAGGCAATATGCGCTTCGTATGCAGGATATATTACACGCTCTTTAAACTCTTGGGGAAATATATCACAACGATACCACTCAGGACTTTGACAAATATTAATATTCCAATCCTTTGCCTGTATCAATCCTAACTTGGTCCACTCCCTGTGGAAGTCTAATACATGCATTATGTTCATAGAGCTAACTGTGGAGCTAACATAAAAGTCCACATGCGGGACTTCCTTCATCATACGCTCACGGTTTTCTACTGTTTGCTTCCAGTCTGCACCTTTACGTATTAGTTCTGCTTGTGGACCCATGCCATCTAAACTAGCACCGACTGATACATTTTTAAAGTGCTTCCAATATTCAAATACATGCTTGTCTTTGTAGCGCATTTCACTAAAGTTGGTATTATACTGTAGACGTATATCAGTTTTACCTGCATCAATTAGTTTCTCTAATAGATAATAATGCTCTTTCATAATCAATGGCTCACCGCCTGCAAAGTATACTTGCTCTAAGTGCGGGATATGCTCTTCCATTTGTTTGAGCATGCCATCTTCTGTTCCTGTAGCATATTCCACTCGTGCCATGTCGCGACCAAGAACATCGGGTACACGATTATATAACTTGACATGATCGTTGTACCAGTTACTGCTGAAGATAGGACCGCAGGAACGACAGCGGAAATTGCAGAGATTGCTAAAACGCACATCCCAATAACGAATTTTGAATTCTTCATGTGTGCCATCATCTTTAGTATCCTTTATTTCCTTAATCATGTGCCCGTAATTACGGTTGGCATCGTTACGCATACTGAATGCACCGTGTTTTTCTTGTTCGTAGCACTTGGTACATTCAACACAAGGTTTATCCTGTAACATGTTGCTACGCATAGTCTTATACTTGTCTTGATTCCATACTTCCTTCATTGTATTCTTACGAAGGTCTCCAACAGGATGCCAATAGTCAGCTAAACAGCAAGGATATACACGACCGTCTGGAAAGGCATGCATGTGCATCCATGGTAACATACAGAATGTGTCACTGTGTGTTAGTTTACGATATTCTTCTTCTGTTAATTCACTGCGTTCAATGAAGTACGGAGCACGTGCATTATAGTCGTACCCTTTATCGTAAAATCCTGCTACTGTATTGTCTGTCATATTAATTACCGAGTATTCTTATTTCGTGTTTATTACATCTTGCACAATATCTTGTTTGTTGCTCTGGATACATTCCGCCCGAGTTGGCTTTTGGACGGGATGGTTGTGTCCAGTTAGTCCACCTATGCAGGCCTATATTGCATCTAAAATTAGATAATAGTGGTTCACCTTTTAATGCTCTAAATGTATTTTCTATGCTCATAGATTGTTATACCAGTTTGCTAATATAGGAAATGTGTCTGCAAAGTCCTTACCGCGACGCTGATCATATTGTATGTAAAATTGTTTAAAGTCTTGCTGTAGTACTGATTGTTCTGCTGCGCCCATGTGCGGTGTTTTAACCACATCAAGATAATCAATCAAGCGTTGCAATTGATTGCGTTCAAACTCGTGAAGCATAGGATCATTGTAATTGGTATCGAGCCAATCTTGCAAACGAATTTTAAAGTGTGTACGAATATTATCTGGAAGAACTAATGGACTTTGAAAACTTGGAAAGCGTAATATATTTAGCGAAAACGTAGGGAAGTCTTTTCCATATTCGCGTTTCCAGTTCATCATACATTCTAAGAAACTATCTAGCGTATCTAAACACAATGCATTAATTGTACACATCACATGAAACCCACGCAATTTACCCGACGTCATTAATTTCTCAGCATTGTTTGCCCAATCATCAAATACTAGGCCATCACGTATATATTCTGCTTGCAGATTCATTGCTTCGTTACTGGTGTAAAGATCAAATACTACTCCATCAATGCTTGCTAGTAACCGATCAACATCAACATCTGTGCCTAAGTTACTGTTAAATGCCAAGCGTGTATTACTCTTACCCTTGTTGGTCTTAAACCAATCTAATAGCTTCCATGTATCACCGGACATGAGCGGTTCGCCGCCAGTGACACGTAGTTCTTTTAATGTTCGGTGTAAGTCCGTTTCCCACCATTTGTGGAACGCTTCAACATACGGATTAACTTCTCCAAAGCGGTATAACTGACTGCTATCATGTATGTGAGTAAAGTGATTACGACCGTCGCTAGTAAGATTAGTATAAGGACCATTCTGCTTGATATCTTTAACCCAAGTACTACTAAACGCCGGATTACAGTAAGAGCAAGCAAACTGGCAGGTGCGGTCAAAGGCAATTTCAAGTGTTTGCAAATCCACGTCTGCATTGCTATCCAAGTTGAACGCATCATCTAAATCCTTGTCTTCGTATATAACTGTTTTGTAAACACGATCACTAATGTTATCGCGGCCAATGTCTTCTATCTTCCAGCAGTACTCGCAACCTGCAGGGCGTTCGCCTTTTTGCATCATTGCACGTTCAGATTTCTTCTTAGCTGTGTTATGTAATGCTTTAGGATTTGCTTGAACATCTGCTATACTAACTTGGTGCGGTAAGGGATGATGACAACTAGTAGTCTGCCCTGATCCCAGCCATATAGTAGCGTTGTACCATTTGGCGCCACAGAAGCTTTCTGACTTGATGTCAATTACTCTGCGCTTGTATTCAAAATCTGTTTCGTTATTAATTCTGGGCATGGTATTTACATTCGTTCCAAAACTCTTTCATTTCAGGAAAGGTTTCTAAAAAATTAGTCTTGCGACGTTTATCGTGTTCATTAAAGAAACGATAAAAATCTGCTCTTTGTAGTTTAACATAGTTTGGGTCTAAATTACGACCTTCTCGCATCCAGTCTATGTCACGACGCATACGTTGTACTTCGTAATCTTTAAATCCTTGGAATGGTTTATCTGCGGTTTCTAAATTGAGTTCCATCCAGTCTGCTACACGCTCTAGTACACCTACATATACTTCAGGTAGTATCTGTATACTTTGCCATGTAGGTGTGCGTAGTAAGGGAGTATCGAACCAGACACGCTGATATGTTGTACTGTGTGTTCTACGTAGACTTAGTATATAATCTAGCTGACGTTGTATTCCTAATACACTTAAATTATTCATTGTAATAATAAATGTCAAACTATTGCGATATGGAATTTCTGTTAAGAAACGTTCTACGTTGTCGACCACACGATTTGCATTCATCCCGTGCCTGATATATTCGGCATGTGCAGGAATTCCGGAATCCAAACTAACAAACTGCATGAAGTGTTCAATTTGGGTATTACAAAGTTGCTTAACGTAACCTAAGTACTTCTCCATTAATGCTGGCTCCACACTAAAGTTACTGGTTACGTTTAAGTGTAGTTCGGGATTGGGTAATGCTAATACATAGTCAAATACTTTGTATGTATTCTTATCCATTAGCGGTTCACCACCGGTCATACGGAAATGTTTTAGTTTTGGGTACAGCTCGGGCCACCACTGCCAAAATGCATCAACATAGGGATTGGCGTCGCGACTAGGTATAGGACGGTTACGACCAGTAAAGTGACTGCTATCGTTATGAATAGTGCTTGTAGGATATCCTCCCCACTTATCAACTTCTGCTTGCCAAGTTGAACTAAACTGCGGGCTACA